TGCTTTGACCATCTGCTTGTTGTCTTGCGACTCCATAGCGAGATAGAGTAGTTTCTCTTCCTTAACTAGGAAGGGTCTATATGATATTTTTGTGCCTGTGACAGGCAGAGTCGCTTCATACTCAGGTATGGCTAACTTAGGTAAAGGCATAACGATTAATTATATTAATTTTATTTAGGCTATCCAAACCGAGCTACTGCTTTTTGATCATCACCAAGTCCTACAGTAGATATAAGAGGTGATTCAGTTATTAATGGTGATTTACATACTGGTAATATACTTGAAGTTAATCAGTATAACCATTCAATGAAATCAGATCAGAATGTAGTTCAACTTGGTAACATTAAACCTGATACTGTTCCCACGACATTAACAGAAAATATATCATCAATCGACACTGTTATTTCTGTAGCAAACACAAGTGACTTTTCTAAGTTTGAAGGTATATCAACTAGCACTGGATATGTTAAAGTTGGTCAAGAAATAATTTTCTATGATGGTATAGGTGCAGGTACTTTAAGTGTTGGTGAAAGAGGATTTGGAGGAACTCTCAAAGATTCTCACTTTGTTGGTGATGAGGCATTTAAATATGAATTTAATGGTATGTCAATGACTGGTATCAACACAATTCATAATATGCCAACAAACGCTACTTTACAATCTCTTAAAGGTATAGATTCATATTTCTTAGAGATTGAAAGAGGTGCTGGAAGACCAAATTTACAGAACAGATCAAGTGGAATAAATCAAGTAAGTTTCACTTCTGAAAAAATAGCAGGTGGGGAATTAATTGTTGGATCTCAAAACTTCCAATATGATTCATTTATACCTTCATTTAATGTATCTACACCTTCAACTTCAACAACTGTTTCAACTCAATTAAGATCAGTTTCTGGTACAAGTGAGGGTGGAACTGAAATATCATTTGTGGATCAAGGATTCGAAAATGTAGAATTTAATGAAATTAATAGATTAACATCTCCAAGATTGTTATGTTCAAAAGTTGATGAAAATGCTAAATTAACTAATTTACCTAGAAATAAATCAGTTACATTATTAACTAAGTTTACGACAACTGATGTTAATTTATCACCAGTTTTAGACACAATGAATGGTGTGTTTAGATTTTTAAGAAATAGATTAAATGAACCTATTGAAGATTTTGCAAATGATCCTAGATCAAACAGATTAGTTGGTGATCCTCATGCTGCATGTTACATTTCACAAAAAGTAAATCTAAAACAAGCATCAACTTCTCTCAAAGTTTTGGTAAGTGCTTACAGGCATACATCTGCAGACTTTAGAGTTTTATATCGATTATTTAAAACTGATTCAAGTGAAGTTGAGCAAACATATGAACTATTTCCTGGTTTTGATAATTTGAAAGATGTTGGAATTGATAAATTGGTTATTGATCCTGCATTGAATAATGGAAAATCAGATGTATCTGTACCTGCTAGTGTTAATGATAATGACTTTAGGGAGTATGAATTTACAGCAAATGATTTAGATGAATTTGTCGGATTCCAAATTAAGATTGTATCTAGTGGAACTAATGAAGCATATCCACCAAGATTTAAAGATCTTCGTGTAATTGCATTAGCATAATGATTCCAGTTAAAGGACATAAACATTTATTTCGAGATGAAAAATCTGGTGCTATCATAAACAATGATACCCAAGGTTATTTGCAGTACAAAAAAATGAGAGATCAAAAAATCAATCAAGATAACGAAATGCAAAAACTAAGGTCAGATGTTGATGAAATAAAGTTACTTTTAAGAGAACTAATTAATAAATCCTCTTAGATATAAATATTTAAAAATGTATTGATTAATAATGGCAGTATATGTATCCAACATTGTAATTGAGCAAGGGTATGACTTTGATACGTCATTTCAATTGGAGGATACTCGCTCTAATGAATTTCTAAATTTGGTTGGGTCGGGAACGACAGCAATGATTAGAAAACATGCATCTGCTTCAAAGGCAGTATCGTTTGCAACGACTGTTACCGACCCTGAGGCAGGGATAATTTCAATCTCTTTAACTGCTGCTAATACAGTGTCTCTAAAACCTGGAAGGTACGTATATGATGTAAAAATAATAACTTCTGGTGGTAACCAATATAAAGCCATAGAAGGTGCAGCACTCGTCAGATCTGGAGTTACAAGGTAATGGCAACTATAAATGATCGAATTGGATCACAAAATGTAATAAGAGTATTATCTAATGCTTCGTCACCACCGACAAGATTAGTTAACTTAAGTGATGTCGATTCGAATCGTAAAGACGAAGATGGTCTACTGCTAGTATGGGATATAACATCAGAGAAGTTTATCTTAAGCGAAACAATTGATGCTTCAGTAATTTCTTTTACTGGTATTACATCATTTGCAAATAATACTAATTCTACCAGCATAGATTCAGGTTCTGTACGATTGCAAGGTGGAATTGGTATAAAAAGAAATACTTATATAGGTGAGTCTTTAAACGTAACAGGTGATACTGCATTACAAGCATTACACGTATCAGGAATCACAACTTTAGCATCTTCAGGTGGTATTACAACAACTGGTGGTGATCTTTATGTTGGTGGAGACTTATTCGTATTAGATGATATTGTATATGATGAAGTAAGTGGAAGACAAGTCAATATATCTGGGGTTGGTACATTTGGATCTCTTTACATTGGAAGTAATGAAGTAATAAGTGCAAGTCGTGAACTGAAAAATATTGTATCATTAGATTCAATAACCACATCAACAATAGAAACAGCAATTTCAAATGCTCCAAATACATTTACAGATTTAAATGTAACTGGAGTTTCAACTTTTATAGGAATTGCGACTTTTGCCTCTGGCATGAGAGTTTTTGCTGGTGTGTCTACATTTGATGCTGGTATCGTAGCATCCACTGCTAAAATATCAGATTTAACTGGAGGACGTATTGTTTACGTAGGATCGCAAGGAGAATTACAAGATAATGGAAATTTAACATTTAATGGTAGCACTGTATCATTATCAGGTGACTTAACTATAACTGAAGGACTTAGTGTAAGTGCTGGTATTGCTACATTCAACGAAGATGTACAGTTTAAAGGTGCATCATCTAATATGACATGGGATAAATCCGCAAGTGATTTAACCTTATTTAATAATACCCGATTAATATTTGGAAGCAATGATGATTTCCAAATCTGGCATGGAGGTGCTCATACCTACCTAAAAAATACTGGTGGTGATTTAATGATTCGTGGTGATAAAATATTACTTAAAAGAGAAGATAACAATGCGAGATATCTTGAGGCAACTGTCAATTCAGATGTAAAACTATTTTTTAATAATGTTGAAAAAATGGCTACCACTGTAGATGGTGTTAATGTAGATGGAACTTTAACTGCCCAATTGATTGATGGAGGCTCGTATTAATGGGAAAACCAAGTAGTAGACAGGAATTAATAGACTATTGTTTGAGGCAATTAGGTGCACCTGTTTTAGAAGTGAATGTGGATGATGATCAAATAGAAGATCTAGTTGATGATGCAATTCAATACTTCAATGAAAGACATTTTGATGGTGTTGAAAGAATGTACTTGAAGTACAAAATAACACAAGATGATCTTGATAGAGGTAGAGCAGATGGTACTGAAGGTGTTGGAATAGTTACAACAACTGGAACTTCAACGAATATTTCAGGGTATGGCACAACAACATCATCCTTTTATGAAACAAGTAATTTTATTCAAGTTCCTGATAGTGTTATTGGTATAGAGAAAATTTTTAAATTTGATACCAGTTCAATATCTGGTGGAATGTTTAGTATTAAGTATCAATTATTTTTGAATGATCTGTATAATTTTAATTCAATTGAATTACTTCAATATACAATGACTAAAAGATATTTGGAAGACATTGATCATTTATTAACAACAGATAAACAAGTAAGATTTAACAAAAGACAAAATAGATTATATTTAGATATTGATTGGGAAGCACAAAACACAGATACATTTTTAGTCATTGATTGTCATCGAGCATTAGATCCTTCTGAATTTACAAAAGCATTTAATGATAGTTTTTTAAAAAGATATTTAACACTTTTAATCAAAAGGCAGTGGGGATTGAATATGATGAAATTTAGTGGAACTCGATTACCAGGTGGAATTGAGTTAAATGGTAGACAATATTATGAAGATGCTGAAAGAGAATTAGCAGATATTAAACAAAGAATGATGTTGGAATATGAGTTACCACCTCTTGATTTTATAGGATAGTGAGAAAATGCCATTAAACCCATTCTTTCTTCAAGGTTCTAAAAATGAACAATTTTTAGTTCAAGATTTGATTAATGAACAATTAAAGATGTATGGTATAGAAGTATTCTATTTACCAAGAAAAATTTTTAAAACTGATAATATTATTAGAGAAGTTCAATCGTCAAAATTTGATGATTCTTTTGCTATAGAGGCATATTTAAATA